TGAACCATTACCTCGAGTAACAGAAATTGTTGTTCCCTGAGGTTGTTCAGGAATAATGCTATTGACCCATTTTCCTAAACCGCTATCCCACAAAAGGACTTGTCCGCTTAGAACGTTGTTAGTAAGAACGTCTGAAAGTTTAGCAGTATTAAAAGCACTATTTATCCAAGCTGAACCATTATATAATAAAACATTATTCGTTGTGGCATTTGAAAGAGTGACGCCAGATAAGTCGTCTAATGTTCTATTGTTAATATAAGTTACTGCATTTGAATATGCTGTGTTTCCAACACCGTCAGCATAGGCGCTTACGCTTGCTGCGGAGTTTGCTATATTGGAAACCATGTTTGTAGTATAGGAATCTGCTACTTTGATAACTGGTGTCATTCCTTCACCAGAGTTATCAGTTATTGTTATACCAGTACCTGAAACTAAGTTTGCTACATATTGACCTGTTGTATCAGTACCAAGTTCTACAGAATTAGAAACAATTGTTGTTGTTAATGTTACGTTAGCACTTCCGTCTATAAATACATTACCGGTTACGTCACCATCTAAAGTAATTTTTCTTTGGTTAGTCCAGACTAATGCATTGCTTGCTGTGCCAGTTACATTACCAGTGTGAACTCCGTTGCTATTTCCAGTTAAATCACCAGTAACATTTCCGGTGACATTTCCAGTTATGTTTCCAGTTACATTACCCGTGACTGAGCCCACTAAGGCAGCTGTTACTTGATTGAAAGTAACGTTTGCGTTGGTAGCAACCGATTGAGGAATTGAAATCGTTGGAACTGAAGCTTCACCAGAATTGTTAGTAATTGTTATACCAGTGCCCGCACTGAGGTGATCTACATAATCACCTATTGTATCTGTAGATAAATTAATAGCATCATTAATCCAAACAGATCCATTATATCTAAAGAAGTCACCATTGGCTGGAGTAGTTAAAGTAACATCTGTTAAATCATCTATTACTGCATTTAGTGTTATCGTTGGAGTAGTAGTTTCTCCAGAGTTATTAGCTAAAGAAATTCCAGTTCCAGCAACAAGTGAAGCAACATAATCACCAGTTGTGTCTGCACCTAAAGCTACAGAATTAGCAGCTACAGTAGCAGTAAGTGTTACGTTTGCGGAACCATCTATTGATACGTTACCTGTCAAGTCTCCAGCTAAAGTAATCGTTCTAGCGTTTGTCCATTTTGCTGATGAGCCAATATATGCGTTTGATGATAATACTTCAACGCCATTAATTTTATAAACTTTTCCAGAAGCTAAATCTACGTTTTCAGAAGACGTCCATGAAGATGTAGAATTTGACCAATTAAAAGTTTTATCTGTAGTTCCCTTTAATGTTATTCCACCACCATCTGCTGTCACGTTAGATGGTGATGATACGTTAGCAAGTTCAATATTTTTATCTTCAATAACAATTGATTCTGTGTTTACTGTGACGATAGTGCCATTAACGGTAAGATTTCCAGAAACTACTAAATTTCCAGAAACTTGAACACTATCCTCTGTTGTTATTTGAGTATTTGATGCTTGTAATAAGTTCAGCGAAGAACTTACTAATGCCCCACTACTATTTTTGAAAAAGAACACTCCAGAGATAGGATCTATCGCTATTTGACCTGAAGTTATACTTGGTAAAGCCATTGTAAAACCTTTCCCGCTTTAGTTAAAAGGTTCCACCATCAATATAAATGTTATCGAATGTTGTTAAGTTAGTGATGGATCCACCAGTGATCGAAACGTTACTTGCATTTTGGATTGCAATTGTTCCAAGTCCTAACGTAGTTCTTCCAGCAGAAGCGTCTGCGTCATCGACCAAACTTCTACCAAAAGAAGTAAATGTTGCCAGTGCTGCTGTTCCAGAACCTGTAAAGTATGGAAGTGTGTCTGCAGCAGATGTTAATCCAGCTAATGCTGTAAGATCACCATCATAGGCTTGTACATCTGTCCCAATTGCTAGTCCAAGGTTACTTCTTGCTCCTGAAGCAGTTGTTGCTCCAGTTCCTCCATAAGATAGACCTACTGTTGTGCCATTCCAGGTACCTACAGTAATTGTGCCTAATGATGTTAAGCTAGAGGTAACTACACTAGAACCAAGTGTTGTATTGGAAAGAACTTCCGAAGTTCCAATCTTGAATACTTTGCCAGCAGCAAGATCTAAGTGTTCAGACGAAGTCCAGGCATCTGTTGCATCAACCCAGTTCAATGTTTTGTTTGTTGCACCAAGAATTGTAATACCAGCACCATCAGCAGTTATGTCTGTCGGTGATGCGGCGTTTGCAAGAACAATGTTCTTATCTTCTACAACAAGTGTTGCAGTATTAAGAGTTGTTGTATTGCCGTTAACAATCAAATCTCCAGTAACAGTAAGATTATTACTAATCGTAACATTAGCTGGAAGGCTAAGTGTTACCGCACCAACACCAGAGTTAGATACTGCAATTTCATTTGCAGTACCGGTCAAACCAGTTACGAGATTTGTGCCCTTGTCACTAATCTGTGAAGCAGTTACTGAGATTTCAGTATTGCCAGCAGCTGTCAAGCGACCTTTTGCATCAACTGTAAATGTAGCAACGGAGTTTGCAGCCCCATAAGAGCCAGCAGTTACAGCAGTACTGTCAAGGTTTGAAGAAGTTAAAGAAATTGCCGTATTTCCAGCTGATGTTAATCGACCTTGAGCATCAACTGTGAAAGTTCCAACAGTGCCTGCACCACCATAAGAACCACCAGTTACCGTGGTGTTGTCAAGGTTCAAGGTTATTGTGTCAGTTGCACCAGCAACAGAGGACAGTCCCGTGCCACCAGAAATAGTCAAAGTATCAGTACCTGAGCTAATTGTTTGATTGGATCCAGAATCGCCCGCAACTGTAAATGATGTAGCAACGTTTGCAACAATATTGCTAATATTAGAAACTTGTTGGTCAACATAAAGTTTTGTTGATGCGTGGGTATTCGCAGTTGGCGTTGGAACGATAACTACGCCAGAAAATGTTTTATTTCCTGTAATTGTTTGATTTGTTCCCAATGATGCATAGGCCCCAAAACCAGCAATTGCCTCAACAGTTGTTGCAGCTCCGCCAACTCCACCAGTTCCCTTACCGTAATACAGGACATCGTCAGCTTCATTATATGCTAATTCTGCGTTCTCTAAGGTACTTGGCGCTCCTGCTGCGCCTGAACTAGACCTTCTTTTAATTCTCAGGGTATTAGACATTTTTAAAAATTCCCTCCATCGACTAGATTAGATTCCGCGTAATTAATCCATTGCGAACCGTTGTAACGTAAAACCTGACCACTGGTAACTGAGTTTATAGTAACATCTGTCAACCCATTTAAAACTGATTGAGTCGAGATATTTGTTTCAGTGGCTATTATTCTATCCTTGATAGTAAGATGAGAACCAGCTGGATTAAGACCCAATACGGTTTGCACTGCCTCTACGGCATCGTTTAAATTTGCATGTTGCTGATGATGGGGTACTGTGTTTGAATTAAGCTTATCAGTTGCTGTTGGATTTATTAAAATATCTAATTGATTTGGATAATTTGTTGCCATATATCTTCCTATAAGCTAATAATTTTTGTTGAACTATTATTCCACTGTAATGTCATTGGAGAAGCCTCTGCGGTGCCCGCAAAAGGTAGTCCTTCAGAATCGTCTATAAAAGCTATTAACCTTGAATTGGAATCAGTTGTACCATATTGATAAAATACAATTGCATTAAATGATGCTCCATCGTGAACAATGGTTAGATCATCTGCATCTAATACCCCTAAATCATTAGATACGTTGCTTAAAGGTTCACTTCTATATTTTTTTGCCAATGTTGGTATATCTGATAAGAATTCATTGGTGCTTTGATTTGGTGTATATAAAGAAGTATCTATAAATGCAACTTTAAGACTATTTGTTGATAGATTTATTTCACCACTTAACATGGATTCTTTTGCTTTTTTATATACAAAATTAGCCATCTTATATACCCACATCTTTAGAAACTGTTATTCTATACTTATAACCTTTTTCAAAATAATCTTTATTCTCAGTATAATATGATGGTGTTGCATCTATTAAGGATGGAAAGTCTATATATATCTCAGGCTTCCAAGAGTGCATTTGCGTAACTGTCTCAACGTTTTCCCAACGAGACGGTGACTTCTGGATTTTTTTTCTTTGAGCTTTAAAATACTTAGTGGATAAAAAGTTAGAAGCTGGACGAGCATTAAAAGTAATGGTGACTCTTCCATTGTTGTTATCATTTGGTAAGTAAAAAGATCCATTTTTTGGCTCAACAGAATCAATATAGAATTCTGGATTTTTAGCTATAATTTGATAGCTACTATAGGCTTCGGTTAAAATTGAGTTATCTTCTACTAAAATCTCTTCTATCACCGGAACAACAGAAGTTGAAAAACCAGAAGGAGTAGCCGCATCTTGCTTTGTAAATTTTATATACTCTTCTGCTACGACTTCATTTGCAGCGTCTAATATACCTACTACTCTTAGATAGTATTCCTGACCAGAAACAAGGACTTTATCCCAGTAAAGAGTAAGAGTTCTAGATATTGTATTATAGTCAGCTAATGAGTTTATTGCTTTAAATGGACTAGATACAATAGTCGGTGTTGCAGCTGATGTTTGAACAATAAACTTATTATCTGTTATAGAACTAATTTTTACTGTTCTACCAAATTTAATTTTTACCTTATCGACACCCACTGAGGC